TAGCCTACAAGTTACATTTTACTACAGACAAATATGATTATACAGAACATAGTGGTATGATACACACAAAGTTAGAAACATTTACAAAAAGAAATGATAGATATATGTTTCATAAATTAAGTGTAAAGTATAATCAAAATGAAATAGATGACTTTATGATTGCTAATTTCTTAAAAAAGAATAAGGCATGGTCAGGAAGTTTGTTAGAGAAAGAAAGTCATGAAATATATTTACAATACAAAAGGAGAACCGATTCGAGTAGCTACTTCTTCAAAGAAGATTGTAATAGAATACTTACTACTTGTGGGATGGACAATATTATGCCCACCGATGTTATTGTTGTTCGTGATGGCCAGCATCCAATACTTCTACGACATTGTATTGGAAATAAGATTAATACAGAAACATTAATTATTATGGATTATCATTTAAATTTTATAAAAGATTGGCAAGAAAAGATAACAGATAAGATTATATGGCCAAATTTTAACAAGAAAATAAATAAGTTTAAACCGTTTTTAAAGTTTAACCAAACAGAAACTAAATTAATATTAAGAGAGGTGTTTTTATGAGTGATATTTTAAATGTAAAAAAATATACTAAAGAAGAAAAGTGGCAATTACTTGCTGATTGTATTAGAAATGGACAAGTAGACCAACCAGAGTTACTACAAGAATTTGATAAAGACCCGGAGTTTAAGACATGGTATACAGCCCAATTTCTACAGGACTAGATTGGTATATTAAATGGTTTGCAAGTATCGTATTAATATTCGGTGCAGTAACAACAGCGATGAATCTTTATCCATTTAACATGTACTTTCAATTTATAGGTATAGTAGGTTGGTTAATTGTAGGTGCAATGTGGAAAGATTGGTCATTAATTGTAGTAAATGTGGTAGGTTCTACAATTATGTTTATAGGAATTATACACTATCACTTTTATACAGATTGGGTATTAACAATCTATAACAGATATATTGAGGTAAGTTTATGAAAAGTTGTGATAGAGATGGAGATGGATTTTTATTAAATACAAGTGATTGGTCAGAAGAAGTCATGTATGAAATGGCTAAACTAGATGATATGGAAATCACAGAAGAAATAAAAATGTACATTGATAAAGCAAGACAAATGTACAATGAAACAGGTACAGTACCAGCAGTTAGAATTTTTGCAAAAGAGTTTGGTATGGATAGAAAGGCAAGTAAATTATATGATGTCTTTAAATCAGGACCTATGAAGAAGATTGCAAAGTATGGTGGTTTACCAAAACCAACAGGTTGTGTATAATGAAATTAATATTTGCATTAGTATTGTTAATATTAACAGGTTGTGCTACTCATTCAGTAACACTAGGACCAATGACTGTATATGGAAGTAATGAACAGTCTATACCAGAACCAAGAAGGGAATAATTATGAGCAGAGCATTCTGTATAGGTAACGGTGAAAGTAGAAAAGATTTTGACCTAGAACAATTAAGACCTCATGGTAAAATATATGGTTGTAATGCTTTATATAGAGATTTTACACCTGATGTTTTAGTTGCAGTAGACCATGGTGTATGTCATGAAATATTCAATAGTGGATACTGTCAAGAAAATGAGGCATGGTTTAGAGATTGGACAAAAGTTCCTGCTATGCATTATGAGATGATGATATATGGTGCTGTTGATAAAATTACTAGAGATGAAATAAAAGATTATTATGATGACCATATAGAAAACGAAAGAGTAGACGCTGAAGAATTTGTATTTCATGGTTCTAACTTATCAGGTCTTGCAAAGATAATTAAAAGTGGTAAGGCAAAAGGTAAAACAAAAGAAGTTATTAAAAAAACAGTAAGTCATTCAGCAATTAATGTTAGTTGGATGAATAAACCAGATAACTCAAATAACATAACAGATTTAATTGAAAACTATAAAAAAGATTTAGGGTGGGCAGCCGGTGCTACTAGTGGTAGAATTGCAGTAGAACAAATAAAAGATTTAAAAGAAGTCTTTTTAATAGGACACGATTTATGGAGTACCAATCATTTAGTAAACAATATGTACAAAGGAACAAAACACTATGTATCACCAGAAAATGGTAGAACACCAGCAGATAACTGGATTCTACAATGGAATGCTATGTTTACAGGTTACCCAAATATAAAATTCTATAAAGTAAATGAAAAGCCAGTAGGAACAAGTGATGATATCAATGTTGTTATTGACGGATGGAGAAATAGTAAGAATGTTGAATATATTACATACCCAACCATGCTTGACATTTTATCAAAATAGATGTATAATGGTGTTAAAACTATTATAAATAGTACTGTAACAAGTGTTACTATACGAAAATATAAACAATACAATAATATTAAAATACGGAGTAATATATGGACTTTGAATCATTAAAAACCTCATCTAGTGGTTTTGACAAACTAACTAAAGCACTAGAAGAAAACCTCAGTCCCGAGGATTCTAAAAACAAAAACAAATACCAAGATGACAGATATTGGAAACCAGAACTTGATAAAACAGGTAATGGGTATGCAGTATTAAGATTTTTACCAGCGACTGCTGATGAAGATATGCCATGGGTCAGAATATGGAATCATGCATTCCAAGGAACCGGTGGTTGGTATATTGAAAACAGTCTAACTACATTAGGTCATAAAGACCCAGTGTCAGAAGAAAACACAAGATTGTGGAATACTGGTTCTGAATCAGATAAAGGCATTGCTAGAAATCGTAAAAGAAAACTTTCTTATCATGCAAATGTTTTAATCGTATCAGACCCAACACATCCAGAAAACGAAGGTCAAGTAAAATTGTTCAAATTTGGGAAGAAAATATTTGACAAGATTACTGAAGCAATGCAACCAGCGTTTGAAGATGAAACACCAATTAACCCATTTGATTTCTGGAAAGGTGCAAACTTTAAACTGAAAATTAGAAAGGTTGATGGTTTCTGGAATTATGACAAATCAGAATTTGAAGGAACTTCTCCTATTGCTGAAAGTGATGACAACATCAAAGCAATATGGGAAAAACAATATCCTTTAAAACCATTCTTAGAGGCAAGTAATTTTAAATCGTATGAGGAACTCAAAGAGAAACTGAATCGAGTAATTACAGGTTCTAAGATTACAGACACGGTAGAAAATGTAGACCTCCCATCTACACCTGCCAGAGCTGTTAAAAGTAATGATAGCGCCTCAATAGCGTCTGCTACTAGTGAAAGTGATGATACACTTGATTATTTTAGTAAGTTAGCAGAAGACTAGAGGTTCTCTCTCTCCGCTATCAGTAAACTTTAGGGCATATCTAGTAATAGTTATGCCCTTTTTTGTATAAATAGTATTATGGCTTCAATCTTTGACAAAATTAGTAATAAATCAGGTGGTGTTTATAAATCTGCTAACTGGTATAGGAGTGCAGTATCATCTTTAAGTGATACTATAACTGCTAGAAAGTTATATAATCAAGGCAGGATTAATCAAAGACCTTCATTGGGTAGATTAAATTTATTTTTCTATGACCCAAAGTTTAAAAAGACATTACCATATTATGACACATTTCCTTTAGTATTACCATTACAAGGATTTAGTGGTGGTTTTGTAGGTATGAATTTTCATTATCTATCACCAATGATAAGATTTAGATTATTACAACAATTACAAGGTTTTGCTACAAACAGTAAGTTTGATAGTACAACAAGATTAGATGTAAGTTATGCAAGAGTCGGTGGACTTGCAAGAGTAAAACCAACAATTAAAAAATATTTGTATTCACATGTTCGCTCTGGATTCATGAGGATTGATTCGCAGGATGCTCCTACAGCAGTTTATTTACCTGTTCAACAATTTAAGAAAAGAAGTGCAAGTTATGTATACGGAAAAAGTAGAGGATAAACATGGCAATATTTAGAGGCGGAGTTAAGATATTTGGTTCAGATGTTAGATTCGGAATCAGTAGAGATAGGTCATTAGATAATGTTTTATTAGACCCAAGATTTAGACAGATAGAGGGTGGACAAGCACCTGATAATCCAAACTTACAGTCAAACAAACCAGCATTGATAAATCAAATGTTGCAATACATAAATGAAGCAGAAGGTCTTGCAAGAAGTAATAGATTTTATACTTCATTTCAATTACCTAGAGGTGGATTAAGTTATTCTGAAACAGCATTAGAAGGTGAAGATGTAGGACCAGACGCTGATTTAGCTGGTGATTTTAGTGGATTAGATACAGGTGAAGAAATAACAGGATTTTCTACAAATGAATTTAATACAAAGATACAAAATAAAGTAGGTAGGCGAGTAAATGCATTTTGTAAAGCAATTACAATGCCCGATAGAACAATGAAGACAGAAGAAGTTATAAACGGACCAGGTGCTCCTTATCATATTGTTACCGACCATACCTATTCAGAAATTACAGCAACATTTTATGCAGATAAGTATTTAAGAGAAAGACAGTATTTTGAATTATGGCAAAAGTCAGCGTTCAATGATAGAACTAATAATTATGAACTGTATGATAACTATGTATCAGACATAGATATATTTAATCTAGGACAATTTTCTAATTCAGCAGGTTCATCTGAAGACCCTAAAGCTAGAGATGATGTAACACATGGTGTCAAACTATATGATTGTTATCCAACAAGTATAGGGGCGCCAGCATTAGCATATGACGCTAGTGGCGTTGTGGAATTTACTGTTACATTTAAGTATAGACATTGGATGAATTACTTTATAAACAGAACTGCTGATGTAGAACTTGGTGATGGACATTTTGATACTAGTATTAATAATGAACCAGGAAGACTAAATGGTGGTGGTGGGTTATTTGGTTCATTTTTGAGGTTTTTACCACCTGAATTAAGAAGACCAGGAATGGATTTATTAGGAGATTTGAAACGAAGAATACCTTTAGGAGATTTAACCGGTGGAAGAGTATTTCCACCATTTTTTTAATATTAATATAATGTGAGGATATTATGGGATTACCAAAAATAGAAACACCATCATACACAATGGTGTTACCTTCAAGAGAAGGAGATATAAAGTTTAGACCGTTTACAGTCAAAGAAGAAAAGATTTTGATGATGGCGTCTGAAACAGGAGAACAAAAAGACATGATTATGGCAATATGTGATGTGATTGAATCATGTACATATGGTCAAGTAAAACCTAAAGAATTACCTGTATTTGATATAGAGTATATATTTTTACAGATAAGAGCAAAGTCAGTAGGAGAGATTGCTAAGTTTAAAGTAATTTGTCCTGATGATATGAAAACATATATAGATGTAGAAATAGATATAAGCAAAGTAGATGTTCAAATGGATGACAATCATACAAATAAAATTATGATTGATGAAAAAAGAAAATTAGGTATTGTATTTAATTATCCTACGATTATTTCTTATGATGTTAGTAAAGATATAGATGATTTTAAAACACAAGATGTATTTGATTTAATATATTCTTGTGTAGACCATATATATGAGGGCGATAAGATATATCCAGGTAAAGATAGTACAATGGAAGAAAAGGAAGAATTTTTTGAAACTATTAATCAAAAAAACTTAGTAGATATAAGAAAGTTTTTTGATACAATGCCAAGATTAAAACAAGAAATAGAGGTAGAAAACCCCAAAACAAAAGTTAAAAGTACGGTGACCTTACGAGGGTTGCAAGATTTTTTTTAATATGCCTCTCCCACACTAACTTAGAGGCATACTTTGAAACGAATTTTGCACTTATGCAACATCATAAATATAGTTTAACAGAGATTGAAAATATGATACCATGGGAAAGAGATGTATATATAAAGCTTTTAGTGAATTATATAAAAGAAGAAAACGAAAAAATACGGAGAGAACAGGAGAAGTAATATGATACCAATGGAACTAATCAGTATGGGTGCCTCAACAGTCCTAGGTGGAGTATTATCCATCATGGCTCAAAAAGGCAAAGATGAAGCAGACAAACAAAAGATGATGATGGAACGAGCAGGTTTCGCAGCTAAACAAGCAGATAAGGCGAGAGATGTTACAGACTCATTTACAAAGAACACAAGGCGTTGGATTGCGCTGATGTGTGTATTTGCAATTTTAGTATTACCTAAACTTGTATTTTTAATTGCACCTGAAACACCAATTTATGTTGGGTACACAGAAGCAACAATGCATGGATGGTGGATATTTGCTAGTAGCACAGATGTAACACAATGGAAACCACTAGAAGGAATGGTTATAACACCGTTAGATACACATGTTGTATCGAGTATAATCGGGTTATATTTTGGAGGCTCGTTGGTTCGTAGATAATGGCAGAACAAACAGCAGATAAAGTAAAGTTTGATAAAGAAGAGGATATAAAACCTCTTCTTATCGCTTTTAGGAAAATCTTTGAACCTATTACAAAGTCAATGCAAAGCATTGCAAAAATACCAGAAGAAATCAAACGAATAGCAGATAACATATCAAAAGATGTAGAAAGTGGTGTGCCTAAAAGGGTTGCTAATGGTGCTGGAAAACTTACTACTAGTGAAATAGACCAAAAACTAAAGGATGCATTTCAAGCTCAGATGTCAGAAGATGAAATAAAATCTCTTGAAAGACATGAAGCAATGTTAAAAGTTTTACAGGAGCAACTCATACCTTCTAAACTAAATCAAGAAGGTGAAGCAGTTAAACTTACAGAAAAAGAAATAATAGAATCACAAAAAATCTTTAAAACAGAAAAGAGTGAACAATTAAAGATAGAGAAACAAATAGAAGTTGCTTCAAAAGAAGAAGGTTTGGATGCAGAACAACAAGCAACAAAAATACAAGAATTACAAGAAAAATTGGAAAAAAGTATAGAAAAAACATCACAATTAGAAACAATGTTAGGTTCAAAAACACCACAAGAAATACAACAACAAGAAAGACCAGGTTTTGTTAAACCAGCTTTTATTGAGAATATGAGAGCAAATGCAGCTGAAAGTGGATTTGGTCAATTAAGTATGGTAACAGAGTCTTTAAAAGATACATTTATGAATAATATAGGTACTCCTATAATGTCATTAATTAAAATGACTAAAAAACATAATGAAGTAATGCAAGATTTTGCTGAAACAGGTGAGAAGGTAGATAAATTTAGTGTTCTAAAATATATTGCAATTGCAGCTGGTATTGGTCTTCTTATAAAAGGATTTACAGGTTTTTTTGGATTTAAAGGTCCACCTAAGGAACATTTAAGACAAGAAAATGAAAGTAGATTTGACCATAAGGAAAGACTTAAAAGAAGTGTAGAATCAGGTGAAATGACTGAAAAACAATCAGTTGCAGCTATAGAATATAGTAAAGATGAAGGTTATCGACCAGGACAAGCATTTGGTAAAGATGTTGATTCTTTAATGCGTGTTAAGGAACTAAAAAAAAGTCGAAAAATAGATAAAATTCTTGGAGTCGGAAGAGATGATTCTAAGGACGCTAGAATGAAACTAATTACAGAAGGTGGAAAAGCTGGTACAACAATTATATATCAAGATGTTAAGCAAGATAACTCTAGTACTACAAGTGTTGAAACTAGTTCGGTAGGAAGTTCAAGTAAAGAACCAACATATAGTAATATTGGGTAATATTAGTTAATACCTAATTCCTTTTCAGTCATTATTTGAAATTCAAGACCATTATCATCACAGTATTCTTTAGCAGATTTCCATTTAGATATATTCTTAATGAAAGTTAATTGCTCTTGAAGATATCTTTTAGTTTTACGAGAACGAGGTTTGGGGGGTTTACATTGAATAGCAGGTTTAACTTCAATCATAATCTTTCTACCATCAGATGTTTTAATAATAAAATCTGGAAAGTATCTATGTATCTTTTTATCAACTGGACTAAGATAAGGAACAAACATTTCTTCACTTGCCCATTGAATAATCTTTGGATTACGGTCACAATATAACATGAACTTCTTTTCCCAAGATGAACGATACACAATTTTTCTAGAATCACCTACATATTTGTTAGGATTTTTAGGTTTATATACACCTTTATGAGGTGCTTTGTAAGTTTTATTTCTTTTAGATGATATCATATGACTATTTATGTTATAAATATAATAGAATAAGAGGTAACTATGGCATTTTTAAGAACAATAAGAGATACATTATTTGGGCAACAAAATACTACATCAGCTCAAACTGCTTCAATGTTAGGTAGTAAACTTGCAAAGAGTAGTAAACTTACAACATCAGCAAATGATTTACCATTAGAAGATGACCCATTAAAATTTGAATTTCATACATATCCTGATGATTTAAGCACTATTTCTAATGGACATTACATAAAATTTGATATCTATCAAAATAATTTAGCAAAAATAGCAGAAGTACCAGCACTTACTGACCCATTTAATTATAAAGATACTTTAAACCTTTTAGATACATCAGCAGGAGATATATCAGATAGTGTTTTTAGAGTAAGTAAAGCAGTAGAAAATAAAAATAATTCAAAAACTGGATATACAGAAGAAGGCACAGCAAAAATAAAAAAAACTGGTGTTGATATGTTAGATAGTATTAAAATATCTGGTTTAAATAAAGCTAGAAATGTTTTAAAAAATAAAACTCCAACTGAAATAAATGAACAATTAGATTTGCATAGTCATACACACAGTAAGATGGCAAATGGTAGTATTATATTATATACACCATCTTCAAATAAATTTAGTACAGGTGCTACTTATGAAAATGCAGAAACAGGATTCTTATCAGATTTCTTAGGTGGGTCAAATTTATTTGACGCTTTAAGTACAGGTATGACTTCTGCTGGAACAAAACTTTTAGGCGCAACTATAACAGCAGCTTTAGAAATACTGGTACCAGGTGCAGGTGGTTTTTTTAATAGAAGTACAGGTATGTCAGTAAACCCAAACATGGAACTAGCATTTAAATCTGTACCGTTTAGGTCATTCTCTTTTGATTATAAGTTTGCACCTAAAAATAAAAGAGAATTAGATTCAGTACATAAAATTATTCAACTGTTTAGATTTCATATGTCTCCAGCATTAATAGGAACTACACAATATTTCGCTGCTCCTTCACAATTTATGCTGACATATATGTATAGAGGTGATGATAATAATTACATACCTAAAATTGCAAAATGTGTTTTAGAAAACATTGAGGTAGATTATTCACCGGGTGATAAGTTTACAACACTAAAAAAAGATAAAACAGGTGCTTCACCACAATTAATAAATGTTCAAATGCAGTTTAAAGAAATGTCCATTATAACAAAAGAAACTATAGCAAAAGGTTATTAATAATGTATTTTAAAAAGTTTCCTAAAATACTGTATGGATTTGATAAAAGAAATTTTAAACCAGTAACAGATTTAATGATACGAGTTAAGGTTAGAGATAAAGTTATAAATGAATTATCTTTATATGACACTTATGATGTAAAGAGTGGTGAAACACCAGAAAATATTGCATTTAAACATTTTGGTGACCCAGATTTACATTGGGTTATATTATTAACAAATAAAATAACAGATAGATATTATGATTGGCCATTATCAGAACAACAATTTGAAGATTATATGAAAGATAAGTATGCAGAACCAGGTGGTATACATCACTATGAAATAACACAGTCAAGTGGTAGAACAATTGGTCAAGGACCATCTGATTATTCACACAAGGTAGAAGTTAATAGTACAGTAGCAGGTGCTACTTCAGTATCAAATAGAGAATATGAATCAAGACTACAAGATGTTAAAAGGCAAATTAAACTATTGAATCCTATACACCTTACCTCTTTTATAGAGGAATTTAATAAACTAGTTAGAGAATAAATTATGAGTACAGTTACGAGTGTAACAAAAGCAGGTGATTATGTTTTATCAGAAAGATTTTTACTTACATCTTATAGACAAGGTCTTGATGATTCAGAACCATTATCAATTGATGTTAGACAACTGATATCTGAAATACAAATCTATGAAGGAATTAATAATTTCACATTATCAGGAAGATTAACACTTACAGATGGTGCTTCTGTACTAGATGATTTACCTTTAACAGGTCATGAACTTCTAGAATTTTCATTATATACACCTGGTATGTCGCCAGAAGATACAGACAGTCCTTCAGGTTATAATTTTACAAGTGAAAATGGTCACCCCATGTTCGTGTATAAAGTTTTAAATATAATATCACCTAATCAAGGCACAAAAATATATACTTTAGAATTTTGTAGTAGGGAAGAAATTAGAAGTAGTCAAAGAAAAGTATGTAAAGCATTTACAGGTTCAGTAGATACAATAGTAAGCAGTATAATAAGAAAAGATTTAAAATCAAAAAAGAATTATATATTTGAACCAACAAAAGGGGTAAACAAATATGTTATGCCTAAATTATCACCTTTCCAATGTATAAATTTTATGCAAAAAGAATCAATATCATCTAATAATGTAGAATCATCAGGTTACTATTTCTTTGAAACTAAAAATGGATTTAATTTCAAATCACTTGAAGGTATGTTATCAAAAGGTAAAAAGGGTGGTGAATATAAAAAACCTGTTGCAAAATATACTAATACACCAGTAATAGAAGGTGGAAAAATGTTTGATAAAAATGCCCCAAATATATTTAAAGTATATGAATTTAACATTCTTAATAGATTTAACAGTCTAAGAAATATTAGAGAAGGTGTATATGCTAGCAGACTTGTAACTTATAATGCATTTACAAAACAATTTAAAGAGTTAGATTTTGATTATATAGATTCATATACGAAACAAAAACACACAGGACAATTAAAACAATCTGATATATCTAATCCTGCAACTAGTTTTATGCCTATATTTAATTATGAAGATGGTAAACCAATGTCTAGTTTTCCTGAAGGTAAATATATGTTTGAATCATCAACACAAGGTATGCATGATACACCACAAAATGTAACAGATAATAGTCAAAGTTTTGGTCCACCAGATGTAGAAAATACATTACAAAAATCAATATCACAAAAAGAAGCATATAATTCTTTTAAAATAGAAATAAAAGTACCAGGTAATACAGGTGTTTCAGCAGGTGATATAATTAGTTTTGAAACTACAACTTATGCAGGACATGGTGCAAAAGAAACACAAATTGACCCATTTTTATCAGGCAATTATTTAGTAACAAAAGTAGGACATTTAATTCATACAAATAAACATGTTACAATTTTAACTTGTGCTAAAGATAGTGTAAGTAAAGAATATACACCTGAAGGTAATGAACTTCTAAATAGAGAAAAGGATGAGAGTACAAATAACTTCTCAACTGATACAGTGGATTTATTATTATCATGAAAAATAATTTTATAGGAATGGATGGATTTGTTTGGTTTCTTGGTGTTGTAGAAGATAGACAAGACCCATATTTAATTGGTCGTGTTCGTGTTAGATGTTTCGGTCATCACACAGGTGACAAAGTAGTATTACCAACAGAAGACCTACCATGGGCACAAGTCATGTTACCTGTTACATCAGCAGGTATATCAGGTATAGGACAATCTCCAATGGGACTTGTAGAAGGTTCACATGTATTTGGATTCTTCAGAGATGGTGAATCACGACAAGAACCTGTTGTAATGGGGTCTATGCCAGGTTATCCTGGTGAACTAGCAGATACAGAAAAAGGTTTCTATGACCCAAATGGAGAGTTTCCTAGATGGAAAGATTCTCCTGATACATCACAATTAGCAACAATGAATGATTATTCATTTAATCCTACATTGACAGAACATGCATCCACAACAGTAGATAGAGGAGTAAGAACGGCACAAGGAATTGTAGGTGTTGCAATTACAGACCCATTCGTAACGGCGGCCGCATATATAAACAAAGGTGGGTCATCATTATTTGGTTTTGTAACCGATATGATTACATCTACTCTAACACCATTAATAGGTAATCAACTATTATCATCACTAGGTGGTGCATTAGGTGGTCTATCAATAATGGAAAATTCTTTTGTAGATGGTATTACTGATTTTGGTAAAAAAACATGGCAAACTATTACAGGATTTGCTGATGAACCATTTAATGACCTTTTAGAAACTTCACTACTAAAATCAACTTTAGGTCCAGATGGTATGTTAAGTGCTGAAATATTTGTTAAGACTGCTAACCTTACAGCAGACGCTTTAGACAATATGATAAAAAATGGTTTTCAACAAGTAACAAATGTAGACCCTAGTAATCCTCTTGCACGAGGATTTGAAGTATTTAATGTAACTAATTATGCTCTTGCAAGTCAATTATTAGGTGCAGATAAAATAACAAAAAATGTGGATGCTTTTAATCTTGCAAATGAGGTAGTAGCAAAAGGTGAAGCAATAACTAAAGATACTCTATCATCAGCACAAAAGTTTGTTAATGACGCTGAAACTACATTAACGAATCAAGCACAAGCATTACAAGACGCTGAAAATAAATTAAAACAGTCTGCTGAAGTATTAGTAGTTAAAGACGCTGCTGGTAATGTAATTGAACTTGTAGAAGAGGAGTTTCAAGATAGTCAATCTCAACAAGGTCGTGCTCAAGGTGGAAAAGGTATTCCAGTATCATCTACACTCACCCCAGCAGGTAGAACTAAAATAATGAGTCAATTCATTTCAAAACAAGGTGGTGTCAGTATGGGTTGGGGAGTACCTAGTTTACCTGAATCCTCAGATACTTATCCTCATAAACATGTATACGAATCTGAATCAGGACATCTTATGGTGTATGATGATAACTTTGGTGAAGAAAGTATCATGCAACGACACATGAGTGGAACTAAGTATGAAATTCACCACGATGGTTCAAAGGTAGATAGTATCGTAGCAGACCATATAACACAAGTAACCGGTACCTCTTATGGTGTCATAACAGAAAGTAAAAACTTAACAATAGATGGACACTACAAGTTATTCATCAACAAGTCAGGTGGTAAAGGAGATAATCACTATGAGATAATAGTAGGCGAAAATGCTAATGTAAGTATACAGGTGAAAAAAGGTGATGTTAATATTAAAACTGATGATGGAAATATCAACATGGACTCCGGTGGACAGATTAATATGAAGGCGAGAGATGATATCAATATTTATTCTGAACAAGATGTTACCATTAATTCAGGAGATGATATTGCACTTGTAGCAGGTGATAAGATTAGATTGAACTAATGGATAACAAGGTCACCAATATATCAGAACTAAAACAATTAAAAGAATTGCGCCAGAAGTATATAAAAGAACGAGAACTAATACAGATAGAAATAGATAGATTAGTAAAGAACAAGAAGTATTAAATTACTATCTAGGTTCAACCCTCGATAAAGAAGAAGACCAGGACTGGCACAGTAAACCCCCAATGC